CAAGTCTTCGTACTTCATAGCAAGACCAGGATTCTTTCCAAGAGAGTTATTAGAAAACATCGACTTCTTGATTCCATTTCTTGTTTCCTGAACCGCCTTCAATGTTTTTAATTGAGTAGGAGTAAGCCCAGCTTTCTGGTCTATTTTATTAAAGTATCGCTCTAATGCCCCTAATTCACTTTGCGCCCAATGAGCATTTTCAATAGTTGGGAAATTCAAATATTCTTTTAATGCAGTATGATACTTAGGCTGTGAATTCTTAATGATACTCGCTTGATTGGACATTATTTCTTTATTTGGCTTGGCATGAAGAAGTCCCATTGATTCAGCTTCATCAAATAAATTCCTATAATCAGCTTTTGCAATACCATATTGTTTTGCTTTTTCTTTAGAAATAGACTTCATGATGCCTTTAGCAGATACAGCTGGTATTTTACCAGTTAATGATTCTGGGGCTAAAAACATTGGAGCAATCGCACCTATATCTTCAAATAATACATCACCTTTTTGGGGCTCACCTAAGACAGCTTTTTTTAATCCTGTATCACCTATCTTTAACTTTTCAGCCAAGCCCATTGTTTGATTGAATGGAAATATTCCTTTAGAACCAAGGTAGGTATTAACATTTAGAGGCAAGTTATAAAGGCCCTTTGCCCCTTCTAGTAAACCAGACATAATGCCACCACCAGCCCTTGCAGCGCCTTTAATGGGATGTTCTGAAATGGCTTGACTTGCTTCAGAGAATTCATCAGGTAATTGCATTCCCTTCTCACCAGCAGCCATTAATAGATTTAGACCGGCATTCCCAATGTCTCCTGGAATACTCATAATTCCTGGTCTTTCTTCCTGAATTGGCTCAGGAGATAAACCTCTAATTTTATATGATTGATTTTGAATAGGTTGCTGCTGATTGGCTAATCCTAAGATTCTATATCCTGCCATTATTGAGCTCCCAGTGCTTTTGCTTGAGCATATGTCATAGTTTCTTGACCATTTGGTCCTTCCACTATTACCAAATCATTATCATTGTATTTTTTTGTAGCTGCCTGACTCTCAAGTTTATTTTCCAAAGGCTTCTTACCAAGCAATTCTCTTGAATGATTAATTGAGTCTATTAACTGACTTCGCATGGATTCAAGCTTTCCAATTGCTACAGGCTGTTGTTCAGCATGGCTTGGCTTTAATTGAGCAGCCATCTTTAATGCAACAATGTTACCTCTGGCTGACAATTTTTGCTCTAAACCTGCAATTGCATCTGAGATTAAGTTTTGCCAAGTACCAAAATTCTTATTTTTGGTAGTCTTTGCATATCTCTCTGGCAAAAATCCATGACCAAACATATCAGGATTATTTTCAGCAATCTTTATGAGCTGGTCTACACCTTTCAATGACTTTTCTAGAGTTGGCAAGTCTTTATTAACAGCCATTATTTCTTTATTTTTTGCTTCTCGTGATTTATTTTCTGTCTTAAGATTTTCTAAATCTATTTGTTGTTGGAATTCAGCTGCTCTCTTTTGTTCTGGTGTTTCTGATAATGGATCGAAACCAAATTGAGACCTGAAATAACCTCTTAACAGTGGATTTTTCTTTAGTGAATCTATCGTCATATTTTGAGGAATTTCTTTATTTTCTGTTGGTAATGATACTTGTTCTTCGGGTCTTTCAGAAGGAAATGCTCCCATACCTTGTCCTATTGCATTCATAGGCATTTGGTCATGCAGCATCCCTCCTTGATTCATATCAGGATTTCCTGATAGTAGACTTTGAATTCTTCTAAACTGATTAATTTTATACATTGGATCATTAATATTTTTGGCATGTTCTATTTGTTGTTGTAATAGAGCACGTTGCAAATCTGAATTTGCATTAGAGCGCGCTAATTGCGCTTTTCTTAATGCCATTTCTTGATTAAATTGTTCAGCTAATTGCCTTTGTCGTTCACGCTGCAATTGCGGCTCTATCATTCTTGTAAACATCGAAGAACCTGAATTTAATCCTTCTAAAAATCCTGTCCCAGGCAATCCAGGCATTGGGATATTTAAAGCCATTATCGACCTCCATAAGGATTATAAGTTCCTGTTGGTGACCATCCCATATTCTGACCTATAGCTCCTCCTATTGCGCCACCAATAGGGCCGCCTAAAGCACTTCCTAATAATCCAATTCCGCCACCTAGTAATTTGCTAAACAAATCCCCGCCAGCATTTTGCCTTCCATAGGCCATTTGAGCAGCATTTTGTGCCATGTTCATAGCATTATTGCTCATTTGATTAGCAGAATTAGCACCTTTCCCAAATATATCTTGACCAATTCCAACACCTGCCAGATATTTTTGCATTAAGTTATCAAGATAGTTTTGTCTATCATTAAGTCCAATTTGGGTTGCTCCAGATTGTATTGCATCCAAAGCAGTGTTAGAACCCATAAGCCCCAAACCAGAAGCAGCATCAAGACCATGTTCTTGAGCAAGCGCCTCTGCCTGTTTTGCCGCTGGTGATTCTGCATAGCCTTCTATCCATTTATTTTGAAGTTCTTCGGGATTGAGCAATGAATTCATTGCACTATTTATGCTTCCATAGGCATTTTGACCATATTGATTGTAAGGTTCTAAATATCCTTGGCTTTGAGCATAATATTTATCTAATTGCTCTTGAGCTTTCTTATAGCCGCGATCAGGATGAAGAAAATTTGATAACCAACTCATTACAATCTCCCTATGGATAAGCTGATGTTGTGAATTTGACTAATGCACCGCTTTGCATTCCAACATATACATTATTATCAGTATCGTATAAAAATATACCATTTTCTAAGTCGCCATCTGTAAACATTTGAGCAATTTCTGCTGCCGTATAACTTTGGCTGGTAAATAAATTTACAATGCGCTCTAAGTCGAGCAGATTTTCGTTTAATGTGTCAACTAAAACTGCAAGCCATGAGCTAAATTCAAAAGAAAAGTCTTCATTCTGTCCTGGAACCGAATCAATTCTGTCTAAAAAGAAACTCATTAATTAGCGCCTCCAGAAGTTCTTTCTATTAATTGTACTCCTCCTAAAATTACAATGGGAGCAGAACTTACGCATATTAATTTATAACATCTATTTCGACTTACGCCTAGCTGATACCACCTCATTCTCCATCTATATTGGCCCAATTGAGCAAAAGGGCGCAAATCCGCGCTAATAAACGTAACGCCCCCATCATCACTGTAGTAGAGCTCAATGTGTGGCTTAAATAATGCGTTGTAATGATTATCATCGAAAGTAGGCGTATTAGTGCCATCTTGAATGATGAACTTATTATCTTCACTAACAATATAAACTGGCGAATCAGGTGGCTCTCCATCTTTAATAACAAAGACGGTATTAAGAAAAGGTGCATTGCTTTGATAGAAGCTTTGTTCACCAAAAACGAAATCAATTTCAACATATTGAGTTTTAAACTCAGAATAATCTTCTTCATATATTTGCTGTGTTATTGCTTCATAGCGCATTGGGTATTTAAGGAATGCATCTGGGGCTTGAATATCAGGCTGAGCCATATTTCTCAATTCATTGTAATAAATATTTCCAGCCATCTGATACATGGCGGGATCGCTTTGAACAGTGACTAAATGTGTATTAGCAAAATATGTATGGGATTCAATCCTATTCCTTTCACCATTTAGCTCTATGCATCGATGCCATGTATTTGTATCAAAATTATATTCCAAGCAATTAGCATCTGCAGTGACATCTAATTGGCCAAAGTTTTCATAAGGACCAGCCGATACACGATAAAATATCGTGCTTTCATATTGGTAAAGAAATCCTTTCGCAGTATTTTCTATAAATGGGCTAGTAAAACTTGAATCTTGAGCGCTTCCTTGAAGCAAAACATTAATTGCTTGAGTAGAAATCTCTTGTGGCATCTGTCCATTTGAAGTCATAAAACTCACAAGACCCGTAGCATTTTTTGCAAGCCAACACATACGACCAAAATCCACTGAAAGACTAAATGGATCAGCTATACCATAGTCCCAGTTATAAGAGCTATTTAATTTCCAAGGAAACTCTCTTGTAACGCCAGCAACAGTAATCTGAGTGATAATATTTGACCAAATATCCGTAGTGAAATCGCAAAATATATATAATGTATTATGAAGGACATCCATCTGGCCTATAATTCCAGATGCTCTCGCATTTAATGCAGCCCCATTAATAGTGAAATAAGTATTTAAATCACCAGTTAAATTAATAGTGGTCAAATAAAAATCAGGACTATCTTTGACGCTTACAACAAATCGGTTACCAAATGAAGCGACATAGAGAGGTTTGCCGCCTGTGGTAGAACCTCCAGGAGCTAATGGATCGGTAACCGTGCCCATAGTGACCGAAGTTCCATCTTCGGTAATCACATAAATATGTTGCTCGTCAGTCATCATGGCATAAACCAAATTACCAACAGGCAAAAAGTCAAACCAAATATTAGTACCAAGATGAACTGTGCCAATTTGTCTTCTATTGAATGCGGCATCGATTACATAAACAGATGTGCCATCTACTACATACATGTAATTAATGGTCTTAAATACCGCTCTTGGCTCTGAATCAAAGACGAGCTTAACCTCATTGAGTAGACTTACATGCTTTCTGCCCATAGCAGGATATAAAGCTTGCTTTTTTTTGCCAGATTCAACGGCTATACCATACCAGTTTGCAGAATCCATCGATCCAAATTGCGTAAATCTTTGTTTATCGTAATAAGTGAATATTGGCAATGGCTCAATTGGCACTAGATACCTGCCCTGACGCGCCATGCGCCATTAAGTAATGATTGCTCATCGCCAGTTATTGAAAGATTAACTTCGCTTGCGGATTCCATGACATCTTTAGCTTCTCTATATTGTTCTTC